TATCGAAAGATATGAGTTCTGTAAGCAACTCAGAAAGGCAATATCAAAGGAGGAACGCAAATGAACCATTTCGTAGGCATTGGACGCCTGACGCGCGACCCCGAGGTGCGGTACACACAGAGCGGCAAGGCGTGCGCGAAATTCACACTTGCGATTGACAGGCGCGGAAACGGGGAGAAGCAGGCAGATTTTATTCAATGCGTTGCATGGGAAAAGACGGCGGAGATCATCGGCAACCACTGTACGAAGGGGCAGAAGATCGCTGTGGAGGGGCGCATTCAGACACGCAGCTATGATGCGCAGGACGGAAACAAGCGATATGTGACAGAGGTCGTCGTCAATAGCATGGAGTTCTGCGACAGCAAAGGTAGCGGCAAAAGTTTCGCCGAACCGCCGGAGCAGCAGGGCATGTTTGATGGGAGCAGAGCAGTATCCGACTCTGATATCCCGTTTTGAGTACCTATACCGCTGTCATCCTCGGTGAGCCGGTCGCACAGGGGCGGCCGCGGTTTTCGAGACAAGGCGGATTCGTCAAGGCGTATGACCCAGCAAAGAGCCGCGACTACAAGAGCTATGTGCGGATGATTGCGGCGCAGCACGCCCCGGAATCACCCGTAGAGGGCGCGATCGAGTTCTCTCTACGTATCTATCGCGCCATCCCAAAAGGGATGCCGAAATACAAGCGTGAGTCGGCAAAGGCAGGACGGCTGCGCCCGGTAACGAAGCCCGACGTGTCGAACGTTCTGAAGGGCGTGGAGGATGCGCTCAAGGGCGTGTGGTACAAGGACGACAGTCAGATCGTCGGCTACGGGGTGCTCGGCAAGTGGTACGATGAGCGTCCGAGGATCGAGATCATGATGAGAGAGTTGGAGTAATCCAAAGGAGTATAGGATACAAGGAGCGCGGAGCGATTCGCGCTCTCTATCTCGTTTGATTACTTGCGTTTTTTAGGAAAAACTGTCAATTTACTTTCAACACCATACGCGCAAGTAAATATTCTGTAAAATGAGCGGAGGATAGCAGGTGCACAGTTACAACGATTACGAAAAGACGGTATACGGGTATCTACGCAATTATCATCAGCTCAAGGGGCAACTCTCCAGCCTCCGCATTGAGATCGAAGGCGTGGAAGAGCAGATACGCAGCATCGGAGATGCGAAAATATCGAAGTATGGCAATACACCCGTCGGAGGGTACGATGAGCTATCCGAGGTTGAGCGTGCCGTCGTCCGACGTATGAAGCTCGAAGAACGTCTGCCGATCCTGCGTGAGAACTACATCCGCATCCGGACGCTCCTGCGACGGATTGACAGCGCGCTCGCTTTGATGGGCGACGCACACCGCACGATCCTGCGCAGGAAGTTCATGGACGGGGAGCGATGGTATCAGGTGGCACAAGCGACAGGATACAGCGAGCGCAGCTGTCAGTACCTCGCACGAGAGGCGGTCACGATGCTCACAAAGACACTGTTCCCAGAAGCCGTGGAAGGGCAACGCAGTCTTGACTTCGTGTTTCTGGAAAACTGTGGATAACTTGAAGCCTAAAATCTTTGCGTGTTTTTTGCGCATTCTTTGCGCACTTTCTGCGCGTTTTTCGCCGGCAAACGTGGTATGATGGTAATGTCGAAAATTGCATAGAGCACAAGCAGTCCTCGCCGTATCGGTGGAGGGCTTTTTATTTGTAGAGGAGGCCGAACTGTGACGGAAGGGACACAATTGCTCCACGGTGACTGTTTCGATCGGATGAAGGAGATACCAGACGGGAGCGTCGATATGATTCTCACCGACCCGCCGTACGGTGTGACGTGCTGCGCGTGGGACAATGTGCAGCCGTTTGAACCGATGTGGGAGGAATATCGGCGTATCATCAAGCCGAACGGTTGTATTGCTATATTCGCGGGTGAGCCGTTTTCCTCGGCACTCGTACAGTCGAATCTTAAGATGTACCGTTATGAGCTCATTTGGAAAAAGAATGTTGCGACGGATTTTCTCAGCGCAAGACGAAGACCGATGCGGATACACGACAAGATTCAGGTCTTTTATAAAAAGGCTCCAATTTATCATCCGCAAAAAACGAAAGGGGAACCTTACGATCGTGGATGGCAGAATCGAAAAAGTGAACTTTATGGTGAGATGAATCGTCAACGATCAAAGAGTGAAAATGGTGAGCGTTTTCCGACGTCGGTGTTAAATTTTAAGCGGGAATATCATTTTCATCCAACACAAAAACCTGTTCCGCTTCTTGCGTGGCTGATTCGTACCTACACGAATAAGGACGACATCGTTCTTGACCCATTCATGGGCAGCGGCTCGACGGGCGTTGCCTGTGTGCAGGAGGGACGACGGTTCATTGGGATTGAGCGCGAATCAAAGTATTTCGAGACGGCAACGTGGCGTATAAGTGAAGCATAGGGTTCTTTGCCCGAAAGAGGAAGGAGGCGGCATATTGATCGACTACAAGTCACCAGCAGAGCCGCGCGGTACGACGAATGATGGAGTGCCCGTGTTCTGTGCGTATGATGAGATCGCCGCGATTAGGGATATTCGCCCGAATCCCGGCAACCCGAACAGCCACAATAAAAAACAGGTGCGACTGCTCGGAGACATCATCCAAGCAACTGGATGGCGTGCGCCGATCACCGTCAGCAAGCGCAGCGGTCTCATCACGAAAGGGCACGGGCGCAGGATGGCAGCTGCAGCGATGGGTTGGAAGTCCGCCCCCGTGGAGTACCAAGACTACGCGAGCGAGGAGGAGGAGCACGCCGACCTCATCGCAGACAACCGCATCGCGGAGCTCGCCGACCTCGATATGGGCAAGCTGATGGATATGGTAGAGGAGATGGACACGGGAATCGTACCCGTGGAGCTGACCGGATTCACGGAGGAAGACCTGCAGAAGATCATAGCATCGATGGAGGGCTTTTTTTGATTGAGTTTATGGCTATCATCGAGTAATATAAGATTGGGCAATAAAAGCAGTCTATGAGAGAAAGGCGGCACTGCACGATGATAGACATAATGGGGATCATCAAAAAAATAACCTCGACCTATGGGCGAGGCAAAACGATGTATGATGCTCTTCAGAAGGAAATGCAGGGCGATACGGGGAAACGAGTGAATGAACTTCTCGAAGCGCCTCCATATCTTTTGGAACTGCTTCCTGCTTCCGAAGCGAATGAGATTGCACGCTACGTCATGCGAGAAAGCCAGAAGGGGCGCAGGGCTGAATCTATTGCGAAAGACCTTGAGGAAAAACTCCCCGACCATGTAAAAGGCAAGGCTGTTTTGATTGCGCAAACACAGGTATCTATTGCGGAGACTGCTTTAGAGAGAGTGCGCGCTGAAAAAGAAGGTCTCTATTGGTATGTGTGGCGCGCCTGTGGCGGTAGAAAAGGTGATGGAAAAACGCGAGACAGCCACAGGAAAATGAGCGGGATTGTGGTGAACTGGAATGACCCGCCTGCGCCGGAAAAGCTGTTTCCTTCGTCGAAAACGACGGACTATGGGCATTATCATGCCGGTTGCTGTCCTCTTTGCCGCTGTTATGCTGAGGTTGTAGTGGATGAAGATGAGCTCAAGTATCCTGTGAAAGTTCACATCGGTGGGCAAATCTACAAAATGACGAAAAAAGAGTTTCGTCAAATCATAAATAACTCGCTTGCAAATAAAAATATAATTGCTAGAAAAGGGCTTTTGAGTGTTCTTGCAGGACAGCTAGTTAAATTTGTCTCATCATCAATACAAAAGAAATTTTGGGGAGAATAGAAAATCTAGAGCAATTCCAAAATAATTTCAAAAATACGATCTCGTTACAGCCTAGAATAATTTCACAATGAACCCGCTCATTCTGGGCGGGTTTTCTTATGCCTATATCAAGGGAGGTGGTGAGCGTGTAGGATGGCGAATGAGGAGAAAAATCTAAAGCCATTTCATCAACGAACAGAGAACGAACAGAGAGAAATCCGCTCCAAAGGCGGCATCGAGAGCGGAAAATCCCGCCGCCGCAAGAAAGCGTTGCGGACAGCCCTCAAAGAAGCAGTTTCACTCACATTGAAGGACTTGCATCCAGACCTCAGAGAAGGGATAATGCTTGCTGCAAACATCAAGGACGAGGAGCTTACAATCGCCGATGCGGTTATTGGCGGAATCATTCGTACCGCTTGTGAGGGCAATCCGCAGATGGTGAAGATACTCCTTGATACCATCGGTGAGAGTGCGGATACTCGTCTCAAAGAACGCGATGTGAAACTTAGAGAGAAAGCCGCCGCGCTTGCAAATGGAGAATCAAACAAACCCAAGGAGCAGTCCACAATGATGCAACTCGTAGATTCTCTGCAAAAGGCGCGTGAGAGGAGAGCAAAGTAATGGAGTTTCGCGACTGGGGAGTAAAGGCACTGGACTTCATCGAAAATCCGATAGAGGAGGACGCCTTCATCAACATCCTCGAGGGGAGCGTCCGCAGCGGCAAGACCGTCGCCATGATTCCCAAATGGATCAACTACATCATGACGGGGCCGCCGGGGCTGCTCCTCATGACAGGTGTGTCAAAGGACACCATCTACGACAACGTGCTAAATGATCTCTTTGACACCATCGGAGAGGAGAACTACCACTACAACCGCCAAAGCGGATCGCTGGACGTGTTCTGGCGAGACGCAGAGGGCGAGCACATGCGACGCATCAAGGTCGTCGGTGCGAAGGACGAAGGCTCGGAGAAATTCATTCGTGGCAAGACCCTCGCAGGGGCGTACTGCGATGAGCTGACGTTGATGCCCGAGCGGTTCTTCAAGCAGCTCCTCAACCGCCTCAGTGTGCCAGGGGCGAAGCTCTACAGTACAACAAATCCAGATTCACCGATGCACTACCTCTACAAGGAGTACGTCACAAGCGAGCAGAAGCTCCGCGACGGTCTCGTGAGCGTGGTGCATTTTGAGCTCGACGACAATCCGAATCTCACGGACGATTACAAGACGAACATCCGCAGTTCGTACTCTGGAATGTGGTTTAAGCGGATGATCCTAGGGCTCTGGGTGCTCGCAGAGGGCATCATCTACGACATGTTCAGCGACGAACTGCTATTTGATGACGCAGAGTTCACAAATACACTAAAGAGCACCTGCCGCCGCTTCATCGCGTGCGATTACGGCACAAAGAATCCGATGGTCTTTCTTGACATCTACGATGACGGAGAGACGATCTGGATCCCGAATCTCTACTACTGGAACAGCCGTAAAGAGCAACGGCAGAAAACCGACGCGCAATATGCAGACGACCTCGAGGCGATGCTCGGCGAGGAGTATCCCGACGCGATCGTTATTGACCCGTCTGCGGCGAGCTTCAAGCTCGAATGCCAAGGGAGAGGATTCCGCGTGAAGGACGCAGACAACAGCGTCAACGATGGCATCCGCGAGGTCGCAAAGCTACTGACGAAGAAGAAAATTCGCATCCACCGCAGAAACTGCCAGCCGATGATCGACGAGTTCCAAAGCTACGTCTGGGATGAGCGAGCGGCGCGGATGGGCGAGGAGAAGCCCGTCAAGAGCAATGATCATGCGATGGACGCTCTACGCTATTATGTGCATACCATGCTGCCGAAATGGAGGAGGAGAGAATGAGCAAGAAGAAAAAGACCGCCGTGCGGCAGCAGAGAACGAACGATTCGTTCCAGAATCCGATGACGCGCTCCGGTGTATTCATGCCGAATGCGCTGGAAGCGACAGAGTACACCTTGACGAGGTTCACACGGGACTGGCAGACGATCAACGCGCTCTACCGCTCACACTGGATCGTCCGCCGCATCATCGACGTTATACCGGAGGACATGGTTAAAAACGGCTATCACATCCTCACGCAGCTCTCGCCCGACCAGATCAAGAAGATCGTCCGCTGCGACCGTACGACGCGCACCAGTCGCAGAATCCTTGAAGGGCTCAAATGGGGGCGCCTTTACGGCGGCGCAGGAGCCCTCATCATGATCGAGGGACAGGAAAACAGCCTCGACCAGCCGCTGGACTACGATACGGTAATGCCAGGATCGTACAAAGGGCTTCTCGTCCTTGACCGTTGGTCTGGGGTCACGCCGGAGGATAAGCTCGTCAGCGATATCTCGGATCCTGAGTTCGGTATGCCGGAGTATTACACCGTGTCCAGTGACGCCTTGACCGTCGGCATCCGCGTGCATCACAGCCGCATCATTCGTTTCATGGGGCGCCCGCTGCCGTACCTTGAGCAGCTCGCAGAGACCTACTGGGGAGCCTCAGAGCTTGAGCATGTCATCGACGAACTCCGGAAGCGTGACAACGTGAGCTGGAATATCGCAATGCTGACCTTCATGGCCAACCTGCGCGTCATGAAAATGGACGGCATCGGTCAAATACTCGCCACCGGCAACGAGAACGCGCAGATGCAGCTATACAACACCATCCAGGGCATGAACGCCATGATGAACAACAACAGCCTCCAGATTCTCGACAAAGAAGATGGGTACGAGACGCACCAGTACACCTTCGGCGGAATCGGGGAGACCTACGACCGATTCATGATGGATGTTGCGGGAGCAGCAGAGACGCCGGTCACAAAACTGTTCGGGCGCAGTCCTGCGGGAATGAACGCCACGGGCGAGAGCGACATGCAGAACTATTACGACACCATCGAGGAAAAGCAGGAGGCTGATCTTCGCCCGGTGTACGATAAGATTCTGCCGATTATGTTCATATCGACGCTCGGGGGCATTCCCGACGACTGGGACTATGAGTTCAATCCCATTCGTCGTCCGCGTGACGATGAGATGGCAGATCTCGCCTCCAAGAACACGGACAGCGTAACGAAGGCATTCCAAGCCGGCATGGTCAGCCAGCGCACGGCACTCAAAGAGCTGCGTCAGCAGTCCGAGATGACGGGCATGTGGAGCAATATCACTGACGAAGACATCGAGAAGGCCGACGATTCGGTAATGCAGCCCGATGAAGGCATGAGCGATCTGATGAGCGGGATGTTCGGTGGCGGTGATGGTGAAGAACAGGAAGAGGGCGCAGACCCTCAAGCGGTGAGGAAGGACGGGGTGCGTCCCGAGCGACAGAGGACGATCGACGCGAAATGGGAGGAGAGTAAGCATCCGAGAAAGCCTGACGGCAGGTTCGGCACTGGTGCTGAAACGCGGAAATTTGACCGCAAGAAAAAGCGGCGTGAAGTCAAGTTGTCGAAAAGTGAATATGCTCGCGTAGTGAGTGCACTGAATACCAATCTGACGAAAGCGGAGCGCTCGAACCGCACAATACAAAGAGCAATCGGGGATTACGTTTACTCCGTTGAAAATAATGGCTTTGACAATTACAGGATTGTTGGTAGAATAAAGATAGAGTGAATTCTATGGAGGTGGTACTATGATTCCAGAAACGGAAGTTACAGGGACAGAAAAGAGCCTCGTTCAAATGCTCCGCGAGATATGGGATAACGATCATTTTGTCCTTTGGGTTCGGGCATGCCTTAAAACGGATAAAGAACGCGAGGCGGTCATGCAGGCTTACCGCGACGGCACTCTTCTGGACAGCGATGACGTTTCTCTGTTCGCGTTGGATATTCATAACGACCGCGAAAGCGCTTGATCATGGAGGGAAAGATTAAGTGCCCCTGTTGTGGCGAGGGGATGGTGGACGCAGGGCATCAGTACGATGTGTGCACCGTGTGCCACTGGGAGGATGACCCGTTGCAGTTTTCTCATCCAGACTATAAGGGCGGGGCGAATCAGATGTCCCTCAATGAGGCACGTGAAGCCCATAAGCGTGGAGAAAAAACGAAGTAGGTAGGGCATCGAAGATCGCATGCCACTCAACGAAACTCGATAAGTATACAAAGAGGGCAGACAAATCCGATAACTGAACCGTCTCGAAAGAGGCGGTTTTTTGATACCCATTTTGAGGAGGGGTGCATGTGAACCAGCCGCTATGGATGCCGAAGCGCAGGATTGAGGTGGCATTTCGCAGAGCACTTCTCGACATGGCAAAGGGGATCGTCTCGCATGTCGGTGAAACGAGCGACCCGCAGCTCATTGTCGCGACGCTCGAACACATCGCGCGGACGCCAGACTTTATCCGTCTCTCGGAGGCAATCGCCATGAAGATGGTGACGGGGCTATTCGACGATACGGCGCGTACGTGGCGCGAGGCAGTGCGTAATAACGGCAGGGGAAGGGAGATATACCAAGCTCTGAAAAAGGAGCTCCAGGGGGCGCGTGGGGGGCGAATACGAGCGCTTGTGCAGCAGAATGCAGACCTTATCAGCACACTGCCGAAGAACATCGCCGCTGACGTGGCGTCCTACGTTGATCGAGAGGCGATGAAGGGGCGCAGGGCGTCGGACATCGCTGATGAGATTGTCCGGATGTTTCCCGACGACACGACGGCGCGGGCACAGCTGATCGCACGGACGCAGGTGTCCATGACGCAGACGAACATCGTACGGGCACGCGCAGAAGACCTAGGGCTCCATTGGTATGTGTGGCGGGCATGCGGAGGAAATAACGGCGATGGCAGGACGCGATCCAGCCACCGCCACATGAGTGGTGTGCTGGTGCGCTGGAGCGACCCGCCCGCGCCCGAGGATTTGTTCCCTCTGCGCCGCGTGGATGGAACGCCGTACAAGAACACGCTCGGGCACTACCACGCAGGGCAGTGTCCAAATTGCCGGTGCTACCCGGAGCCTGTGGTTGATTTGGATTTACTGAATTTCCCAATGCGGGTGTATCGCGACGGGAACATTGAGCGTATGTCTAGGAAGCGGTTTGAAGGAGGATTCTGATGTGGCAAACAAACTAAAGCGCATCGCTATCGGACTGATGGCACTTTCCATGCGCTTGGATGCCTACGCCATGCACAAGGGGCTGACGATGGACGCTGCGCATCCGAAAGACCCAGACCCCAAGAACTGGCGCACGATTAACGGCTCGAAGGTGCACTTGACGGAGGGAAAGATCGACGGCGGTGCTGGCGAGAAGTTCACCGGCAAGGAGTGGACGGGAAAGACAAAGCATGAGTTCACGCCGAAGGAGAAGCCTAAGCCCGCACCAAAGAAAAAGGGGACAGAGGCAGAAAAGCTGATGTCCTATATCAACGAGCAGGTGGGCGTCGATTTGTCAGAGCACCGCAATACGAAGCGCGAGAAACGCGGGGAGGTAATTATCAAATGGGGCGACCTTACGCGCAACCAGCAGAACAGTATAAAGGCGTTGGCGAATAAACACGGGCGGTTTGAGCTTGTGGAATGCGGCGGCTGGGGAATGCAGCTGAAGCCTAAAAAGGAAAACTCTTAAATAACCCGCTCATTCTGGGCGGGTTTTCTTATGGCAATTTTGAGGGGGGATGTCCATTGAAAGCATTCTACGGGGCGCGATTCTCCGCCCACATGACCAAGACGCCCGAAGGATTCCTCGTGTGTCACAGCGTCCCGATCTGCCGCACGGGGATGCAGGAATACACACCGCAGGAACTCGGCGTTGCAGACGACGGCGGCGGATTCCTTAAGGTGTACCGCGAGGAGGATGAAGTTTTTAAGCCAGCAGCGATCGCGTCCTTCGAGGGAAAGCCTGTGACAGATGATCACCCGCCCGTCGGTGTGGATGCCTCGAACTACGCGAGCTACACCAAGGGCACAGTCCAGAACGTCCGGCGCGGCAGCGGGGTGGACAGGGACAAATTGATTTGCGATCTCGTCGTGTACGACGCCGCGCTCATTGCCAAGATTGACGCAGGAAAGCGCGAAATTTCGTGCGGGTACGAGTGCAAATACATCGAGAGGGACGACGGAACATACTGCCAGATGGATATCATCGGCAATCATGTCGCTGTCGTCGAGGAGGGGCGTGCGGGGCACGATGTGTCTATTCGCGACGCCAAGACAAAGCCAGAAGGAGGAAAAAAGATGGCAAAAAAAGGTAGTATTCTGCATCGCATGTTTGCGGCATTCGCAAAAGATGCAGAGCCGGAGGAAGTCCGCGAAGCGGCACGCGCTGTCGACGAGGCAGAGGGCGGTGATCCTGCTGAGACGCAGCAAAACACGATGGACAAGGACGTCCAGGCAATCATGGATGCGATGGAGGCACTCAGTGCCAAGATGGACGCATTCCAGAAACAGAAGGCGCAGGACGGCGATCCGGATGAAAAGCCGGGCGATGAGGTCGAGGAGACCGAGGCACTGGACGACCTCGAAGAGGAGCTGGAAGAGGGCGGTGATAAGCCTGCCAAAACGGAGGATGACGAATCCGAGGAGGAGAGCGTGACCGTGCCGCCCGAGCAGCTCGAAGAGGATGAGGATCCAGAGGCTGTGCCGGCAGGCGAAAAGAAGCCTGTGACTGCGGCAGACCGCGCACTTGCGCTGTCGGTGATCCGCACCATGCGACCGTTCATCGCCGCTATGCCGCCGCGTCAACAGAGACGTGCGTCGGATGCACTCTCGCGCACGCTCAAGAAGGCCATGCGCACACGGGACACGCAGCCGCTCCCCGGGGGCTATGGTGTCCTCTCGCGTCGGAAAACAGCGGATGCTGCGACGCGGGAGAAAGAAATGCGTGCCTACGGCGAGAATTGCCGTAAGCGTAACCCGCACTGCAAGAAGGAGGAGAAGTAATTATGCCGGGAACTACAATCGGAATCAACATGACCTATGGATATCCGGGGCAGGCGTCCCGTCAGGGAGATGAGGTCAGCCGCACGCGCCCTGTTGCCGCAGGGGCGGCAGATATCCCGTTCGGGGCACCCGTCGTCCAGAAAGAGGACGGATCCGTCGCAATCTTCGGCGCGACGAATACCGCAGATGACTTTGCTGGGATTGCCATGCGCAAGGTCAAGTCGGCGAAGGTGTACCCCTACCAGAACTTCGGATACTACGCAGCAGGCGAGGCGTGCGACGTGCTCCAGCGCGGCGGCATCTCCGCAACGTGTGCATGGGGAACGCCAAAGGTCGGCGCGAAGGTCTACGTCCGCACGAAGGTCGTCAGCGGCACAAGCCCCGCAGGGGCGAAGGTCGGCGATCTCGGTGCGGCAAACGAGGCAGGCAACTGCGTCGAACTCAAAGGCGTTAAGTGGTCGAGCGGAGCAGATGCACGCAATGTTGCAGAGCTCACGATCATCATGCGTCAGGGCGTGTAAGAGAGGAGAACAGCAAATATGAAGAAACAGTATAATCTTGCGATTGCACCGCAGCGCGGCGGATCGCCGCTGCTGACAATGGATGCAGCGGCGGTATCGAGCGGGCTGGCATTCCTGGAGAGCGAGCTTGAAAAGCTCGACCCGCTCCTTCGTGAGCCGCTGACGAGTACGACCTACCCGCGCGACATCGAGATCGAGAGCGGCGGCGGCTGGGTCGAGGCAACATCCGCGTTCAACGTTGAGTACAGTGTCACGGGCGGGCAGGCAGACGGCGTCGGCGGTGTTCAGAACGCCGTGCGTCGGATTCAGGCCGATCTCAGCAAAGACCTCTATAAGGTGCTCCCTTATGAGGTCTCCATGTCCATCAAGATTCAGGATCAGCTGCGCGGCGCAGTCACCGGGCGCAGCATCGAGGACATCTACAACGATGGTATTCGCCTCGACTACGACAAGTACATGGACATCAACACCTATCTCGGACAGGAGGCGTACGGCACGACGGGGCTGCTCAACGACAAGCAGATCACGGCGACGGCTGTCACAGCTGGTGCAAGCGGTCAAACGGACTGGGCGCACAAAACTCCGACCGAGATCCTCAATGACATCGACGAGGCGATCATCGCCGGATGGACAGGCGCGCAGTACGACAACAGTGCCATCCCGAACCACATCCTCATCGACCCCGCGAACTTCGCGTACATCAACCGTACGATGGTCAGTGTCAACGGCTACCCGACGCCCGTCTCCATCATGCAGTACCTGGTCGATCACAACATCGCCAAGGCAAAGGGCGTCGACCTCGTGATCGCCGAGTGCCGCTTCTGCATCGGCGCAGGCATCGGCAAGAAGAACCGCATGGTCGCCTACGTCAACCAGCGCCGTTTCGTCGGCATGGATGTGCCCGTACCGATGAGCCGCGTCATGACGCAGCCGAACGTCAATACGGCGTCCTACGATTCGCTCTACATGGCAAATGTCGGCGAGGTCAAGATTCACTACTTCGAGCCGTTCATCTACCGTGACGGAATTTAAGGAGGCGCAGCATGATTAAACTCGTAGCAAAGCAGAAGATCGGATTCCGCAATCCGGAGACTGGGGAGATTGTGACGGCAGAGCCGTACGCATTCTCCACGCTCCCCGACTGGGTCGAGAAAGACCCGATGTACGGATGGGCACAGGAAGACGGCAGCATCGAGATCGGCAGCGAGCCGAAAGATGACAAGACGCCGAAGGATGGCGACGTAAAGGATGACAAGACGCCGAAGCCGCCGAAGGATGGCGACAAGAAGGAGTAAGACATGCTCTACGAAGGAGTGGACGTCTTCGGGATTATCGCCTCCGCGTCGAACATTCGCACGGGCGGCAATCCCGAATACACAGCCGAGGATTTTCTCGCCGCCTATCCGCAGTTCGGCGGCGGGACTGTGCCGGAGGTCGTGATCCGCGCATGGGTCAACATGGCGCAGGCCTCCATCCACAAGGCCCGATACCATGACGCATGGGAAATCTGCATGGGCCTCTACATCGCGCACTGGCTGACGCTGTATTTGCAGACGGCGGGCAGTGCGGATGATCCTGTGCAGAAGAAAATCTCTGCGGGACTCGCCAAGGGGCTGCAGAGCTCCAAGAGCGCGGGTGACATCTCTGTGTCCTACGACTTCGGCAGCATTAATGAGGACTTCGCGGGCTGGGGAACGTACAAGCTGACCGCCTACGGTCAGCAGTTCCTCACGCTGGCGCGGATGTACGCCATCGGAGGGATGGTCGTATGGTAACAGGGACAGCGACCGTCACGAAGATGGGGCAGGGATTCATAGCGATGGTCAGCAAGGTGCAGGCCATGACGAAAAAGGAAGTCCTCGTCGGCATCCCGCAGGAGGAAGCGAATCGTCCCGGGGGCGGAGACATGGTCAACAACGCCGAGCTGCTCTACCTGCATACGAACGGCGTACGTGCTCCGGCGATGCGTGCTGAGATGCAGGAGAGCATCGACGCTGGCATGAAGTACAGTGCAGCGCACAGTCTCTATGTACAGACGCATGGAAGCCCGGCCTACGCCATTCCGCCGCGTCCCGTGCTGGAACCTGCGATCAGGGACAGCAAGGCGGCGATCGGAAAACAGGTCGCAGGAGCGTATCGTGCCGCGATGCGCGGGGATATGGCAGGGGCAGAGAGAGGGCTCGAGCTTGCCGGCATGGTCGCGCAGAATGCCGCGCGCGCATGGTTTGAGAATCCCAAGAATAAGTGGCCGCCGAACTCACAGCGGACAATCAAGGAGAAGGGCAGTGATAGCCCGCTCATTGACACGGGCGAGATGCGCAAGTCCATCACATACGTGATCAGAGATATGGGGTGATCGCATGGCAATCGATGTTTCAGAGATCGTTCATGACCCCGATTTCTGTACCGCGTTCACGGTCATTAAGCAAAACGGAACAGAGTGGGTGCGCGGTGTTCCGCACACGAAGATGCAGGAAATCACCGTGGAGGGCATCGTGCAGCCGTCGTCCAGCAAGGATCTCGAGCTGCTGGATACCGCCGATCGCGTCAACGGGATGAAGACATTTATCACGGACGAGGTTAGCCTTGACGTGTCTAGCACCGAGAAGACCTCCGATGTGTGCGTGTGGAAGGGGCAGCGGTACAAGCTGATCCAGACCTTTGACTACGCTGCGAACGGATACTACAAAGCAATCGGCGCACTCATGGGAGAGGAGGACAGCGGATGACATACACAGAGCTTCAGGATTTGTTCTGGGATGCAGCGTCAGCCATTACGTCGGACGTCATCAAGAAGCCCGACAAGTTCATCCGCTGGCGCTATCCCGAAGGTGGTGCGCCCGACTGGAAGATCAGCGACGATATTCTTTTTCTGTACCTCGCGGAGGCGGATGACGACTACGCGAAGCAGAGAGACAGCCTATATCGGGAGGCAGATGAAACCGTCTATCGTGACACTACTCGCACGCGCGTGTGGGATTTGCAGGCGACTGCCTACGGGCGCAGGTCGTACGAGATCGCGAATGCCCTGAAGGACGGCTTCTTTTACGAGCCGGTGCGCAGAAATCTCGCACAAAAAGATGTGTTCATCGTCCCGAATCTCCCGACGTGTATGCAAGCACCCGAACTTTTCGCAGGGAAGTGGTGGGACAGGTGGGATATTACCCTGCGATTCAACGAGCTCTATCGCCTTGCGCCGGAGGATGTCGGCAGAATTGCCAACATTCGACTTGGTGCACAGGCGAATCCATAAGGAGGGAACAATATGGCACTCAAAAACGTGCTGCCGCTTGACCCTGTGGTCAATATTATCGTCAATCTTGCGGCTGTCTCCGCGACGCGCAAGAAGTTCAACCTTGCCCTGCTCATGGGCGATGTCGGTTCTGTCGCAGACTTTAGTGACAAGCGGATCGTGACTTACGATAGTCTCAATTCCATGCTGCAGGCTGGATTCACGACAGAGGATCGTCTTTACAAGGCAGCAGCGCTGATCTTCGGACAGCGCAAGAAACCACCTCTCGTCGCAATCGGGAAGATCGCCAACAAGGAGGCGCCGATCAAGACGATTCAGGCATGCCGTCAGGAAGATTCTGAGTGGTATGTCGGCATCTACTGCGGTGATATGACAGACGCGCAGCTCCTCGAAGTGCAGGAATTTGTCGAAGCATGCACACCGTCCACGATGTTTGCCTTTACAACGGGCGATAGCAAAGCCAAGGCAAGCGACGGCGGTATCTTTGGCACGATCAAGAGCAAGGGCTACCGCCGCATCATCGGGCAGTATTCCACTGCACACAAGGACGCGATCTGCGCGGCGATTGGATGGGCGATGGGCGCGATGAGCGCATCTACCATCAACAGTGCATTTACACTAGCCTACAAACGTGAGGTCGGTGTACAGGCAGAAAACTACATGCAGACATTCACGTCGAATGACCTGAACAACATCAAGAAGAACTACGGGAACGTTTACGTCAACCGTGGCAATTTCTATGATGTGTTCGAGGAAGGGCGTGTCGGTGATGGCTCGTGGTTCGACGAGATCATCTACCTCGACAAGTTCAAGAACGACATGCAGCTCGGCATTATGGATTTGCTCGTCAACGCCAACAAGGTGCCGCAGACCGAGGCGGGCATGGGACGCATTAAGACGGCGATCAAAGAGGTCTGCGACGACATGAACCGCATCGGCTTCATCAAGGAGGGCGTCTGGAAGGGCGAAGAGCTTATGGCGCTTGAGTACGGGAAGGTGCTCCCGGGCGGCTATCTCATCCAGAGCGAGCCGATCAGTGAGCAGGCGCAGGCAGAGCGTGACGCACGCAACGCGCCGCCGATCTATGTGTCGCTGAAGCTCGCTGGTGCGATTCACCACGTCACCATTCAGGTGGACGTCAACCGCTAAGAAGAAGGGAGGATATAGAGTATGCCAACGGTAAGTACCTATTCGTTTACCGATGTCAACGCGACGATCAACTGCCAAGGGTATGGGTCGTTTTCCATCCAAGGGGAGGGCATCGGCGACATGACTGTCTCGAAGGCGACCGACCGCTCGGTGCATGATGTCGCGTCGGATGGCGCAGTCATGGTCAGCAAGATTGCCGGCAACAACGGCACGGTGTCCATCAACGCACAGCAGACCAGTGCCCTGCATAAGTTTCTGCAGGGACTTTTTAATTATTGCTGGCAGGCGGACACCTCGGTATGGACAACAATCTCCATGACCGTCGAAGCCCCGAAGATGGGCAAGACGTACTATTGCTCGGGCGGGTCGTTCGTCAAGGAGCCGGATGAGCCGCTGCAGAGTCAGGGGCAGCGCGTCTCGTGGCAGATTCTGTTCGCAGATATTCAGCGCATCCAGCTGTGATCGGAGGAGGTAGACGATGAAACGGGAAACCAAGAAGATTGTCGAGATTCAGGGGCGGAAATTTGAAATCCGCTCCTTTGATGCTTTTACGGGCAGCTACATCGCGTTCACGCTCATGGAGAAAATGCTCCCCATGGGCATGGAGGCGAGGGTCATGAATACACTCCGCGCCGAGGGGAAGGATGTCGACGCACTGCCAACGCCGAACCGCGCGCTCATGAGCAAGGGAGAGTTCATCGCATTCCAGCGGGACGTACTCTCGGTCGTCGGGGAGGTGCTGCCAGGGCGCACTGCTCCGATTATCAACGACAACGGCAGCTGGGGCGTGGAGGACGTCGCAGACAACGCGATGCTCGTCATTCTGCTGACGATCCACGCGCTGGTCTTCAACATCGCGGGTTTTTTCAGCGGAGACGGCTTGAAGGAATTGAAAGCCGGTCTCCAGAGTTTGAGCTTTGCGAATACCGCAATGTAAACGCATGGGTGTACGCGCCCGTCATCGCAGGGAAGTGGCAGCAGCACGAACTGTGGGACGGGACGTACACGTTTAACGACTTGCTCAATGTACATGAGATCATGCTCGTTGAGGGAGAGAACCGTCGACGTGCGGATGTATATGCAGCAGAGCAGAGGGAGGCGAGACAATGATCGGCGAGATGATCCAGGAATACCTGGTCGGACTGGGTGTGCGCCTAGACAAGCCAGGCTTTGGACAGGCCGAGGCGACGATTAACAGCCTTGACCGTACCGTGGAGACGGCGACGGGACACATGGCGGCGAATTTCGTCCGCGCTTCGGCGATGATCAGCACAGCGATTGCAGGCGTGACCGCCTCCGCTTTCGGGTTGATGAAGTCCGCCGCATCGCAAGACCTCGCCATGCAGAAGCTGTCCCGCCAGATGATGGTCGGCAAGGATGCCGCATGGACGATGAAGGCAGCGACAGATGCCCTCGGCGAATCCATCCAAGACATTATGCTAACGCCGGAGCTGATGGAGCGATTCAACAAGCTCACCGCAGACGGGCAGAGAATGAAGGTCGGCGGTGACTTTGAGGCGACCATGAAGGGGTTCCGCGACCTCATGTTTGAGTTCACACGGCTCAAGCAGGAGGTCAGCTATGCCATGACGTGGGTCGGGTACTATCTCATGAAGTACCTGAACCGCCCGCTTGCAGAGGCGCGAGAGAAGTTCCGCAGCTTCAACGACATGTTCGTCAAAAACATGAGCGTCTGGACGGAGAAAGCCGCGCGCATGCTCGTCTACATCATCAACATCGGAAAACATTTTCTGATGCTTGTTCTGAGCGTCGGGAAAGCCCTCTGGCGGATGTGGGAGAGCTTTCCCAAGGGGGTGAAAATAGCCACCGCCGCACTGGCAGGGCTTGCGCTTGTCATGAAGGCGAACCCGCTGACTCGCATGATGCTCCTCGTGAGCACGCTGCTCCTCCTTATTGACGATTACTACGGGCACATGGAGGGCAAGCAGTCGGCGTTCGGTGAGTATTGGGACAAGCTCAACGAGTACATCGAAACGGCAAAGAAAAAGTGGGAGGAGTTCTCCGGCGCGGTGTCGGATTTCTTCGACCGCGTCCAGGGGTCGAGTGCGCTGAATGGTTTCATCGCAGAGGTCAGGGATCTCGGCAGTGCCATCTGGGAGCTCGCAGAGACCTATGCTGCCGCATGGGTTGAGGAAGCAAAAGAGCTCTACGCATCCATGGAGAAACACGGCGCAGTCGATGGGTTGAGCGGAGCGATTGGAAAGCTCTGGGGGATGTTCGAGTCTCTCCTGGGCACGGTGAAGGACTTCTTCCGATGGTGGAAGCGCCTTCTAGGTGAGGTGCGCCGAACGAAGGAGTACCACGACCTCATCGACGCGGTGGGTGAACTTGCAGGTGCTCTGACGGAGACGTTCAACGTCATTCTTGATCTTATCAACATCGCGTTCAGCGGGCTCTTTGGCGAGATAGGCAAGACCGATCACGTCTACAGCTTCCGCGACGCTATCCGCGCGGTGTTCAGCATATTCACCGCCCTTCTGCGCGTAGTGACAGGGGCGGTCAAGGTATTCAACGAGCTCCTCACGATGATGCGCGACAGCAGTCCGTTCAGGCGGTTCTGGGAAGAGCTCGGGCGGATGATTGACCGCGCGATTGAGAAGGCCGGCAAGTTCGGCAGGGCGCTCATCGCGCTGAAGAATGGAGACTTTAAGGGCGCGTGGGAGATAATCAGCGGCGATGGAGATGGTTCTCCTGCGGGCAAAGGCGACCGCGACTGGAACCGCAAGGTCGCCTATCAGCGATTCAAAGCGGCGGGATACTCAGACGAGGCAATCGCGGGCATTCTTGGTCGAATGCAGCAAGAGCACAACTTTGATACTAGCGATGTCCCAGAGCATTATGTGCCCGGAATTGGCACCGTTGGCGGCTATGGGATGTACCAATTGAATGGAGGAAGGACGCAACGCTTCCTTGCATGGGCGGAAGAACATGGGCTAGACCCTCAAGATCCCGGTGTGCAGACGGACTTCGCCATCATCGAAGCACGCGAACGTGGACTTGGTCCGGAATACATGAATCAGCTGTCTCCATCTGAGGCGACAACGGTATGGACAGACAAGTACGAAGTCGGTAAACATGGAGATGAGCAGGCGTACACCGCAGAACAATACGCAGACATTCAATCGGGCAGGATTCTTGAAGCCCAGCCGACACAGCCTGTATCCGCCCCAGCAGACGCCAGCTCCGCTGCAGGGAATATGACGTACAAGCTGGAACGCCCACATTACAGGGCGACACCTGTGTCGACGTTTGCCGCACCGTCCTACAGCATCGACCCGCTCCTCTACACAGGGCTGATGACAGGGGCGCGGCAGACGGGATACGGCGGATACCAGCCGACAGGATCCGGCAACGGAAGCGTTGTCTATCAGGTCAACGTCGGCGGGGTGACCGTCAACGGCACGAACCAGAACGCGGCAGAGATCGGGCGCAGCGTCGGGCGTGAGACCATGACACAGCTTGAGCAAAAGGGCGCACATATCCTGCGCAGTCGGACCATGACCGGCGCGCCCGTGCTGGTATAGGGAGGTGATACGTTGGGCATCAAAAAGGGGCTGTCGATTGACGGCCTGAATTATTTCTCCGATCTCGTATCGACCAAGAAAAAGCCCGACTGGATGAAGGTCGGCGTTGAGATCGGCAAGATGACAGGGCACTATGAGATCGTCAATTTCCTCAGCGGCTACAAGGACATGGAGCAGTTTCTGTTCCGTGTACCGAAGTGGCCGATCGGAGGCATGTATTTCGACGGCATCATGCGCACGGAGCATATCAGCCGCGTTCGCCCGACGAACTACCCCGTGCAGACGGGCGTGACGATGACCGACCACGCCATCATCGAGCCGGCAGAGGTCACCGTCGAGATTATGATGACGGATGCAAAGGCAGACAGTTACCTGCAGACGCCGCCCGCTATCGGGAACATCCTCAAAACCGTTGGGACGATGTACAGCAATTTTGCCGACCTTCCCTGCATGCCTACGATGGTGACCACGCCGGGAGAGGGACGCTCCATCGACGCATGGAAAAGCCTGCGTGCCCTGCAGATGGCGCGTGTTCCGATTACGGTCGAGACACGCCTGCAGACCTATCACAACATGCTGATTGAGGAGCTCTCTGCACCGGATGATATCAACACACTCCATGCGCTGCGGTGCACGGTGCGCATGCGGGAGATCATTTTCGCAACGGTGGCAGAGACAGCGGTCAGCGCAAGGGCATCAGCGTCCGCCGGAGAATCTGCCTCAGGACAGACCCCTGTGCAGACGGGCGATGACGTAAATAAGACTGCCGCTCGTGTCATAAAAGATGCAGGCGGCAGTATCTTTACATAGAGGAGGTGCGGCGGTGTTTTCGATCATCCCCTTCCAAGGGATCCCAAATCATAAATTCAGCGCGAAGGTTCCAATCGACGGAGGCAACACGCTCCTCAAATTCCACATGAAATACAACGAGCTCGCGCAGTACTGGCTCGTCGACATCTACAAGAATGATACGATGGTATACGCAGGGCTGCCGCTCGTGCCGGGGCAGAACATTCTCGAGCAGGTCGGCTACCTTGGCATCGGCAGCGCGTGGATCGCACCGCGCAGCCATGTGATGGAGCAGTGGCCGAGCGCGGCAACACTCACATCGGACTGGTGCGTGATCTGGGGTGACAGCAATGGCGGAGACAAATGACGGCGCAGAGGCGCAGGGGAATGAGCAGGCGCAGCCAGAGCAGCAGACACGCAAAGGACGCCTCTATGGGCGAAAATGGAAGATCACCATTTATAAACCCGCCTACAAGACGGGTGAGGATGGGAATCCTACTGATGAGCGAGATCCAGAACATGACACAGAGATGGACGTGTCACAGCTCAAATGTGAATTTCAGACCAAAGCGACGACCGAGACCGCCGTTCAGATTGGCACGCTTGTCGTCTACAACATGAACGCCAAGACAGAGAAGGAGGTCATCGAGGAGGGCTTTCAGATCTCCGTTTTCGGCGGGTACGAGGAGGGACAGTACGGAGAGATTTTCACGGGGGACATCGTCCAGATTTTCCGCAATCGCGAGAATGGCACGGACTACCGCCTCGAGATCATCGCACTCAAGGGGATGCAGAGCCTCTTCATGAATCACGTCCGCAGCACCATCGCCGCCGGCAGTACGCCGCGCGATGTGGTGGATGCTGTGGCAGGGCAGGCGGATAAAAAAGTCGGCGTCGGTGAGGTGAGCGAGGAGCTGCCCGACCAGCCGCTCCCGCGCGGCAAGGTGCTCTTTGGCACGCCTGCGAAGTACCTGCGCGACCTGTGCACGTGGAATGATGCCGTCTACTGGGAGGGGGAGGACGGCAAACTCACCGTGGAGACGGTCGAGCAGGAAATACCCGCCGACCGTGTGCTTGTGCTCACGCCAAATACAGGGCTGGTCAGCACGCCTGTTTACACCGATCAGGGCATCCAGATCAAGATGCTCCTCGATGCACGGGTAAAGCTGCGCTCCATGATCAAGATCGACAACGAGATCATTCAGCGGCAGGCACTGCAGATCGACCCCGGCAGCGGACAGCAAAAGAGCGACCAGCTCCCCCAGACGGCACAGTTCGACCAGGACGGCGAGTATCAGGTGTTCTCGGTCGAGCATCATGGCGACACGTGGGGCGACGAGTGGACGACGTCGGTCGTCGGCGTCAGCCGCAACGGACGCATGGGGCTCTTGACAGCGGTGCAGGGCAAAGGACAGACGATGAAATGAGAAATGAGGTGACAGAATGCTGAAAGTATCAGAGCGGCTCGCCGAGGAGGTCGAGCAGAGCAAGCGCGAGCTGGACGGCTTCGGCCTTGACCTTCGCGTAGCAGCGCCCGGTATCATTCGGTCAGTCGATTATGCGCGGCAGACATGCACGGTGCAGCTGGCGATCCGCGAGCGAATGAACCGCAGCGGAGTGCTTGAGTGGGCTGAGATTCCGCTTCTTCCAGATGTGCCGTTCTTCGTGTATTCGGGCGGTGGCTACTGCCTGACCCTTCCCATTCAGCCGGGCGACGATTGCCTCGTGGTCTTTGGAGATAACTGTATGGATGCGTGGTGGCAGAGCGGCGGCGTACAGAATCAGGTCGAAAAACGCAGGCATGATCTCTCGGATGGATTCGCCCTCGTCGGATTCCGCAGCCAGCCCCATGTGGTCAGCGGATTCTCCGGCGGCGCAGCGCAGATGCGCAACGCGGCAGGGGATGCCTGCATCGAGATCAGCGGATCCAGCATCAATATCCGCGCAGCAGGCGGTGTCCACATTGACGGAGGGACGACCATCGACGGGCGCAGCTTCCTCGGACATACGCACGGAGGCGTTCAGCCAGGTGGAGGAACAACGGGAGGTGTCTCGTGAGATACCGCGCACTGGACGAAAATGGAGATTTTACCCTCGGGAACGCACACGCCTACGTTGACGGGGTGGATGCTGTGCGGCAGGCTGTCATAACAAGGCTGCGGCTTCTCGTCTACGAGTGGTGGGAGGACATCAACGACGGCGTGCCATACTGGCAGAAGATCATTGCCAGCAGGGACGTCGCAGCAGCAGAGCAGATCATCCGCGAACGGATTCAGCAGACGCCGCACGTACTGTCGATTCTGTCCTTTGACCCCGTCTGGGACAATGAGAACCGCACGCTGATGATACGTGTGGCGATCCAGAGTGAGTACGGTACATTCAGCATCGATGAGGAGGTGGGATAATGGCATACTTCGCTCCGTACATTGACGACGCAGGGCTTCACGTCCCAACCTACGCCGACATACGAGATGATTTGATTGATGATTTTAAGAAAATCTACGGGGACGACCTCTACCTCGGCAACGATTCTCAGGATTACCAGATGATCTCCGCATTTTCGCTCAAGACATACGATACGATGCAGCTCCTGCAGATCGTCTACAACAATCAGAGCGTCAAGACAGCGGTCGGGACGGGGTTGTCCTCGCGTGTGAAACTCAACGGACTGCGCCGTAAGACGGCGAGCTACTCCACCTGCGTTCTGACGCTGACAGGCGTGCCGGGAACGACCATCGCCGCCGGAATTGTCGAGGATACGCAGGGAAAGCGGTGGAATTTGCCCGAAAACGTCAATTTTGACCGCGAAATCGTCGAAATTACGGCGCAGTGCCAGGATATCGGCGCAGTCGAAGCACCTGTCGGCACGATCACGAAGATCAGCAACCCTCAATATGGGTGGCTGTCGGTTACAAACAAGGTGCCCGCCGTAAAGGGACGCCCCATCGAGACAGATGAGGAGCTGCGCCGCCGTCAGGCATTGTCGGTGGCAATTCCAAGCCAAAATATGGTAAACAGTACACTCGCGGGCATTGGAAGCGTCGCTGGAGTATCGCGGTACAAAGTGTACGAGAATGACACGAACAAGGCCGATGAGAACGGCGTCCCAGGGCACAGCATCGCCGCTGTCGTCGAGGGCGGACTGGATGAAGCGGTCGCCGAGCAAATTTATCTGAGAAAAGGCCCAGGCTGCGGGACCCATGGGACAACGACGACTATCTACACCAATTCTGACGGGTTGAAAAATGAAATTCGATTCTTCCGCCCCACATACATGGAAATCACCGTGAAAGTCACAGTAAGGAGGTGCGCAGGGTATACGACGCTGGTGGAAGAGAACATCAAGCGTAATATTGCGTTGTACGTTGGACGTCTCGGCATAGGGGCAAACGTTACCACGACAGGGGTTCTGACCGCAATCGCTGTCGCCGTTGACGACGCGCTGCAGCCCTCTTTTGCTTTGCAGAGCGTGCAGATCGGACGGACAGATGGCGCACTTGGTGTGGCTGATGTAGATATCCCGTACAATGCCATAGCAAAGAGCGGAACCGTTACGGTGGAGGTGGTCTGATGGCACTCATGGATGAATACCTCGGTCTCGTGACATCACAGCACCGTGTGCATGAGAAGTTCATGCGTACCGTTACGGCACTGCTTACACCGTCGGATGATATTTTTGCGCTGGCGATCGAGCTGGATGATGAATTTGATATCGACCATGCCACAGGTGTGCAGGAGGATGTTCTCGGCGAGTTCGTGGGGGCAGAGCGAATGCTTCCGTACCAGCCGAGAAAAGGAATTTCTCCTGAACTGGACAATGCCGCATATCGAAAACTCCTGTTGGCAAAGATCGCGAAGAACCAGTGGAAGGGCGGCATTTACGACATCAAAGAACTCTGGAATGCGCTCTTTGGGAAAGGAATCATCATCCAGGATAACCAAGACATGAGCATCGATGTGCTCGCTATTGGTGTCAACGATCAGATCACCAAAGAGATGGTGCAGCAGGGGTTGATCGTCCCGAAGCCGCAGGGTGTGCGCGTCAATTATTATTTTGCTGATCATGCGGTGTTCGGCTACGACATCGAGACAGACACGATCAAGGGATACGATCATGCCGACTGGACTAACGCGCTGCCTGATGTGTCCTTTTCCTACGATGTCGAGGATCCTGCGAGCGGCATGAGTGGATACGACGGCAGTTACTGGACGTAAGGAGGAACAAAGAAATGGCAAAAACAAACTTCCAGATTTTCAACGAAGAAAACACGCCCGAGCGAACGTACAACGACTCTGAGTACAAGGAAGCAACGCAGCGTGTCGGCGGTGTTATTCCCGGCATGGCACTCTCTCGGATGCACAACAAGATGTACTACCAATGGTCGGCAATGTGCAAGGCAATCGCTAACCTGATCGTTAATCGCGGGCGCGACTGCATGGACAGTGACGTTGAGGGGATCACAAGGAACCTCGAGGAGGCCATTCAGAGCGGCGGCACGGCAGGAATAACCACCCACCGCACCGCTTCCGAGCTAGATCATCCAGATGGGAGCGTCACCACGCCAAAACTGCGTGATGCGGCTGTCACAGGGGCAAAGATCGCCAACAAAGCAATCGGAAAAGAACATCTGAAAGACGGAGTAGTTGATGACAAAGCACCGATCGCATCGCCTGCACTTACAGGCACGCCGACGGTACCGACAGCGAGCAAGGGGACGAGCACCGATCAGATTGCAAGCACTGCATTCGTGGCGCAGGCGGTCGCGGCACTTAACGGACTGGACTCAATGGACAAGCTCGCCAAAGAGATTGAGGGCAAGCTCGGAAAACAGGGCATCGTTGCAGGGAACCTCGCGCAGAATGGATGGGTCAAGTTTGCCAACGGGTTAATTGTGCAGTGGGGGACTATTATCAACCGAAATAGGGAATGGATTGTTGAACCATATCCTATTGCTTTTCCGACAGCTGTATTCATTCTTAATGCATCGCGTAACGGGGTGGATACCATGGGCGTTGCCGCGAGGACTGACGGTATGATAGCCCGGAAAATCGACGTGCATGGTTTCAAGATTTTTTGCGAGGCCACAGATATCTACCCGGTCGACTATATCGCTATCGGCATTTAAGGAGGTTTAGATATGGAGTATTTAGCCAAATTTGACGATGCTGGACGTCGTAAGAGCACAGTTATCCGTGGCGTGCATTACACAACGGACACGGAGCGCAAAAAATATATTGGTGACGGATACATCCCCATCTCCGATGAGGACTATCAGACCTATATCGGCAATCGTGGCACGGGTGACAACGGCACGGGCTACATTCGCGACGCTAAGACAGGCAAGCCCGTCTCTGCGCCACCAACGGAGACAGAGCCACAAGAGATGGACGTGCAGCCTATCCCTGAAACAGAGCTTGCCGTCATGGAGGGAATGGTCAATATACAGACGCGCCTCGCCGCAATCGAGGCGAAACTGAAAGGAGGTGAGTAACATGGCAGCAGTCATCTACAGCTGGATGATCGTCGCATACGGCGTCCTTGTCAAAGGCGGGAAGTACGCACTCGCGCCTGAGGACAACCCGAAGAACCTGCCCGTTGTGTCTGAGACCTACCGCGAAAAAGTCGCAGAGTGGGTCGTCACACACACCGCAGGATAAGACCGCGCGCACAGCAGCCGTCATGATGCATGGCGGCTTTTTCAATGCTTAGAAAGGAGTGGTGCCTATGCAGAGTGTGCTGACATGGCTCGCAGATTGCGTGCCGACAGGAACGGAGGTGGAGGCAGGGAGCATGACAGCAGTAGCAGGCGGATTGATCGCATACCTTTGCGGATGGGACAAAGCGATGGAAGCTCTTCTTGTACTCATGGGAATGGACTATGTAACGGGGATGCTGGCGGCGAAGGTCAACCCCAAACTTGGTGGGTGGAGCAGCAAGGTCGGCTTTCGGGGGATTTGCAAGAAAGTGCTCATCCTCTCCATCGTCGCCCTCGCACATTTTATCTCCGATCTCACGGGCGGTGAGGCGGCGCGGGTGCTTGTGATCTGGTTCTTCGTCGGCAATGAGGGACTTTCGATTGTTGAGAACGCCGCGAACTCTGGTGTACCTGTCCCAAAGAAACTGCGTGATACGCTGGAACAACTGAAAAATGAGAAAGATGAGAAGAAAGGAGAGCAAAAATAATGGCACACGTATTGAGCAGGAGCGCGATGCGGCAGGTGTCGCCGGCAGAACTTGAGGCACTCGCGGGAGAGTACCGGGAGAACATTCAAGCGGCCGCCGAATATATTGGACGCGAAACGAAAGTGTACCTGCATTGGTCGGCGGGGCACTACGGTCAATTCTGGGACGACTATCATGTCCAGATTGACAAGGACGGCGAGATCTACGTCATCGGAGATGGCGAGCTGGATGATGTGCTAGCTGCAACATGGAAGCGCAACAGTGGGAGCGTCAACATCAGTATCCTCGGATGCGTTGGAGCAACGACCGACGATCTCGGACAGGAGTCTCCGACACCTCTACAGATCGACGGCATGGCGCAGGCTATCGCTGCGCTCTGCAATGGCCTCTGGCTCACGATCGACAAGCAGCGTGTCCTCACGCACGGTGAGGCGGCGGACAACGAGGACGGCGTATATGCACACAAGCCCTATGGCCCCAAAAACGGTTGCGAGCGCTGGGACCTCGAGTATCTTGGTACAGAGGAGAGCCCGACGTATAATCCGTGGGCAGAAGACGGTACGCGCGGCGGCGACGTGCTGCGTGGCAAGGCAAATTGGTATAGGCAGTGTTGGAAGGACAACGGCGGAACGCCGTGAAAGGAGATTACATCATGAGCAAGTGGACAGACATCAGAGACACAATCGTCAAGGAGATCAACGTCGATCAGGTGACCGAGGAGGTCAAGCAGCGCGTGACGCGCACGATCCTCTCTGAGTGCATCCCCGCCATCGAGCAGGCGGTCGATAAGTTCGTGACGCAGATCAAGGAGCAGGCGAAGGATGAGCACGGCTGGTGCTACTGGCGCGATGCCGTCGTCCTCCCTGCGGTGATGCAGGGCGGCGTGTGGCTTGTGCACCTCGTGCTCGACAAGTCGCTGACGCCGACGGTCAAGGCATAACTGCATAAGGAGAACTGAATAAGTGAACAGAGAGGACAGCGTACGAAACGCTGTCCTCTCTGTTTTTTTGTGTGGTGGAGTTTGACATCAGTTTGACATCATATACGGTGATTAGATGATGCCATATAGCCCCATACGCACAAGCTGCTCCCCTTATATATCGGCAATCACACAAAATGCCTGCGTTCTAAAAATCCGAATAATAAACTCGTATTCTCTTGGCACACGACCATCAATTTTTAGATAGTATCTATGCCCATCCAGCCCAATAATACGATCAACGAAAGATGATCCCCAATCTGCATTTATGACGGCGTTGATAAGTGACATATCGTGTTCTTTCAGTACCTTCTCGTTTACCGGAGTAAACTGCTTCACGTAGCGAATAAAACCGTTATCATGTTCTGCCATTGTGACAGCTTTGTTTATTTTCATTTTGGATAGAGTATCTCCCATTCTTGGGGAGTAGTAATCCACTATTTTGTGAAAGTAGTCGATAGAGGTCAGCCCTACGTTCCAGTATATCCTGTAGTCATTATTGCCCATCTGATATACTTGGGCGCAAATTGCAGGAGGCCGCTGAGAACAGACGATTTTCAATTCAAGGAGTCGCTGTCCATTTTCCACACAGAAGGAAAAACAATCTTCATAATTACTCATTGCAAATATTTCCTTGGTAGTTACATCCGTCCATGCTAGGGGACGAATGCTGTTGCGCGGATGTGCGAATTATGTTATTCTGAGCATGTCAAAGAATGGATGAGCAAGGGTCAGCTCCACTTTCCCTACTCGTTTTTGCAGTAATGCATAATGGCTGTGACCGCACCACAATAGTGGAGTCTCTCGCGAGTTGGCGCGGGCGGCTGTTTTCTTTGATGCGCTCTTGCGCGTGATGGGAGACATTCATTGTGGAGGCCTTGTATGTCTGCGTATGCGTGCCCTTGTCTCCGTCCTGAAATGAGGGGACAGGGCGACCCATCACAAAACTGGATGTCGGCACCT